ATTGTTTGCACAATGATTACAACGGCATCCTGTGCAGTGAAAAGCATAATCATCCCGGCTCATAAACTTCCTTGCAATAATTCTGGATTGTCGAAAATGCTTCCAACTACTTCCATTTCGCACCTGTCGATATAATCTTTGGTCAGTGGCATTGAATAGCATAATGGTTCACATCTGCTGATTGTATCTGTCGGAATAATCTCATAATGCCATCCGACAACTTTATCTACTATGGACCCGGTTTCAATATTTCTTACACCAAATTCTCCAAATACCGCTTTTACAAGGTCTTCTGAATTTCCATGACGCATCAAAATATCATTCTCCCAGATTTTCTTGTTGTTCTTATCTGTTGATCCTGTGTACTCGCATATTGTATCCGGATCAACTTCGTCAAATTCATCCGCCATAACGGTCCATTTGCCTATTACCAATTTCCCTATGAATATTCGCTTTTCTCCCGGCATTCCACCATCCAACAGGTATCCCTCTATCCATTCACCGTTATCTTTTTTCTTTCCCTTGAAAAGAATCTCTCTCATTTCTTTACCACCTTTATCCTTTTTCTTAAATACTCAGCATGTTGATTTGTTACAATATAATTCTTGCACTTCTGTTTCCACATATCCTTGCTTCTTGTGTCTCCGTCATACCATCTGCAACACTCGCAGGCATCGCAAAATATCTTTGCTTCGCCTGCTGTTTTGTCTTCGCTATACAGGTTGTTCGCACAATGGTTGCAAATACAGCCACCACAGGGAAATGCATATTCATGCCGTTTCATGAATCTTCCCTTTCAGATAATCTTCTATGCTCATCTGTCCCATTTGTTCCCACGTTTCAGTTTCGATTTTACATTCTAATAATGCATCTTGATATCTAACTCCATTGTTTTCAAGATTCATACAGATTTTCCAATGTTTCGGATGTGTTTTCGCCATTCTTTGAAATCTATTCGGGCATTCCTCCATATGTGCTCCGAATGCGCAGAACATGCAACCAGTTCTCTGTTCTCCTGTAGTGTAATATAATCCGCTTGATGATTTCCGTATATCTCCATAGATTGAACATATTTCCACATCATTTTCCACAATGTATCTGAGAACGTCCTGTCTGTTCCATGGTCCAAGTGGCTGGCTTTTAATCATTTTTCCGTCATACACATTACAACCAGTATGAGCATATAAACGTGCGCGCATAAAGCCTTCATCCTGTGTTGTACCTACGTATGGAACGCGTCCTGTTTCTTTGCCGTATTTTGAAAACGGATTCTTTTTCATGATGTCACAACATTTCTCACTGGTATCAAATTTAGTATCCAGAAGGTAATGCCATTTCTTTGCAAGGACCCCAAACTTTCCACGTTCATCTCCATTCAAAAGATAGTTGCGGTATCTATCACAAAGATTTCCGTGTCTGAGTTTTCTAATTTTTGCAGCATTTTCTTTTGAGGTAATAGGAAATCCATAAGTTTCGACAACCCATTTGAATGTGGCTCGACTACCATCTTTCCTCTGCGGATAAATTTCCAAGAACTCTCCGTTGGCTTTTCTGGCAAATCTCACAATCTCTGGAAATTCCAAGCCAGTATTTGAGAACACTGCTGGCACTTCTTTCCCGACCGTTTTGCGGATCATATGGAGCAGAGCTGTACTATCAAGCCCTCCCGAATAACTCAGATATACTTGTCCGTTCCAGTTATCATACCATTCACGAATTCTCGTTTCAGCAAGTTTGGTTTTTATCTCATACGGAAGAAATTTTCTTTGAGAAAACTGCCATTCATTCAATTTCAAATCATCTTCTTTTATGAACATATCTCCATTTTCTCCTTGCTTCCACTCTTTTCATCCGGTGAAGTTCGTTCTCCAAAACATTCATCTGCCTCTGGATATCATCAACATCAACCAGTAAATAGAAATCCGGTTGAACCAACCGAGTCGGCCCCACATTCAGATTCATCTCCTTGTGAAGTTCCTTGCATTTATTTTCATTTCCATGAACTGCTTTATATACTTTCATTTTCCGCACCTCCTAAGAAATTCTTTCCGAACACTGTCATATTCTGTTAACAGATTAATATCTTTCTTCCAGCTCAACGGACGGTCTGTAATTTCTACATAATATTCTTTCTGGATCAAAAGCCCATAACTTGCAGAAGAATAAACATCTTGTCTGTTGCATCCGATCCGTTCTGCTATGTCGGATGCAGTGATGGAATACTCCATCACCGTTCCGTCCTTTCTGCATAAATTATATAAATTTGCCATTTTTTCTTCTCTCAACTAAATTTCCATGAGTCTATGCCATGTAAATTATGGCTTTTCCTTGTCAATGTAACACTATCCTCGAAATGCTCTCTGCAGCTTTTCTTTACAGCTCTTCTCATCCCTTTCGAAGTCTGACGTTTTGCCCGTCTTTTAAAACCAGGTCCAACAAGATGGTTCTTATGATACATTCCCATGAATATCTCCTTTCAGCTGTGTGTGGCGTAGAAGCTCTCCATTGCCCATCTATTCCCGGTAGCAGCCACCTGTGCTCTGGTTCTTTCATATGGAGTAAGTGGTTTCCCAGAAATTCTTTTGGATCTGGTTTTCGGAAGGAATCCTTTCCGACGAAGCTCTTCCAGTTCTTCTGGTGTTGCATCTTTTACATCTTTCATATCCAAGATCTCAATCATAGTTTTTATTCCTCTCTTATCATTACTGGAAGCACGATAGCTTTCATGTCACTGTCTTCCGCTTCAACAACTGCCGGCATCTTAGGCCCTGAAAAATTCATAGCTATATTTTCACAAGTGAATGCTTTCAGTGTTTCAAGAACCAGCTTCGAATCGAAGCCAATTTTCAATGGTTCAGGAAGCGGATCCTGAAGCTTCACCTCTTCCTGATAATCCGTAAGTCTGTCGGCAATGCGAATATTTAACTGATCTTCGTTCATTTCGAAGACTGCAGGTTTCTTTTCTTCCGTACACATCTTTGCTCTGGTCATTGCCGCAACTAATTCCAGTCTGGAAACATAAGTTTTCATCTTTCCCGCCATGAAAAATCTATTGTAATCAAAATACTTACCCTCTATTAACCTCGTGTAAATGGTATATTCTTTTGATTTGAATACCGCTCTATTTTTTGTATATGTAACAGCAACATCATCAATAATTCCCATTGAGACAAGCTTCTTTGCCACTGTTTTAGGCACTATCAGCTTCATATCTGCGGTACCGTCAGTCGGTATCGAATCAACTGCTACGACATGTCCGTCAAGTGCGACCAACTTAATCTTGTTTTCTCCACCTTCGAAGTACACACCCATCATCTGTGTTGCAGAACTGCTGTCTGCAGCTGCATAGATAACATGTCCAATTGCCTCCATCATCCTCTTGCCATTGATCACAACTTCTGGGGCATCCAGATCTTCTGTAATATCAAAACTGAATTCTTCCGGAGGATAGCTCTGGTATTTATTCTTTATAGCTTTTGTCTTGATCGTAACAATGTTTTTGCCGTCTGCATCAATAATCACTTCGCCATCCGGAAGATTTTTAATTACATCAAAGGCTTTCATAGGAATGATGAAACAACTGCCTTTAGAGGCCTCTAATTTGAGCTGCATGGTCATTTCTGTATTGGATGCGATTAAATACCCGTCCTTTACCAGAACGCCTCCTAATGCCGGAAACTGGTCGTTCTTCTGCACAATGCTTTTCAATTTATCAATAGTTCTGGAAATCTCATACTTCTGTACTTTCATCTTCGTTCCTTTCCCGGAGTGTTATCCCGTCCAGATATTTCACAACTCCGTTGTTATATTTAACTCTATAAGGCGCCAGTTCCTCACGATTCATATACTTATGTCCGTAGATTTTTTTCATGTCTCTGAATACGATCCATGGAACTCTGTAAAACTCCTCGAATTCGAGGGATACATGGCCCCCATCTTCATGTAACGTTCAAAGCATTCCTCCTGCTCTTCTGTCACAACATTCCGACTGATCTGGCCTTTATCTGTATGTTTCGCATCAAACAGAACCATTGTAGAGTCCATCAGGGCACCTTTAAAATCCGGTTGAGCCTGTTGTGTAAAACAACATATGAACTGGCCTCTGTCTCTGTTATACGGCTTAATCACTTTAAAAGCTTCAGGGGTTTTATCTATAACAGCTATCCCCCGGTCCTCATAGAACCGGGAAGCTGCCATAATCATTCTTTCAAAATTTTCGCCGTTTGATCTGCTTTTAAGCCCTATGATTGAACGATTATAAGTATCCATGCTCACCTGGCACTTTCACCAGCTTATTGATCGTTACTGCTCCGATTCCCGGAATCTTATTCTGCTGAAGCAATACAATAAACTCCTTTGCTGTATTTTTAGCTAAAGCCTTGCCTTCGTTGAACCCTTCACTTCTGGCTTTCTCCACTCTGTCTTCCACATAATGAACCAGCTGTTCATCTGTCTTTTTTCTCATTTTTACTGCTTTCTCGTGGATTTTATTTTCATCCATTGTTCTTCTACAACTTTTCTTAGTCATTCTATCTCCTTTCTTACACGGCTTCTGGCTCTACGAACCCGATCTGTCTATCTTCTTTCCATTCTGTTCCGGAAAAATCAAGTGCCTGTCCGCACTTCTCACAAAAATCAGGATAGTAATCTGGTCCAGCATTCAACGCACCACCGCAAGCCGGGCAATAATGGTATTCATGTTCCAACTTCACGAAATTGTATCGAATAACAATTCCTGTTTTTGATACAGGTTTCATAGCGATCATTACTCCACCCTCTCTCCGTACTCGATCACATATTCATACTGCGTTGTCTTTCTAGTTTCACTGCTTGGAATCTCTTTTCTTACGATCCGAACCGCATATCCTGCTTTCGCCAGCATTGAAACCATCTGCAGTCTGTCTTCTTCATTCCACTGTACCGAGCCTTTACGAATGCTCCTTATGATCTGCTTAGCCATTACCCGCACTTCCTTTCTGTCTTTTCTTCCCGTTCTTTCATCAACTTCTCAAACGCAGCTACGAAAGCTTTAACCGATGCCGGCATCCCACAGTTGTGGCTTCCCCTGCACTGGATCACGCGACCATTGTTATATTCCATTGTGAAATATG